TTATTAGGTGAGGCTGGCTATGCTGGTGCTACACCTGAAGCAATTGTCGACTTATGGTTTAACGACTTATGTCGTAGTATTATACTAGATCAAGAGTCGGGCGAAAGCAATGTTCAATAATAATCAGATTGAAGAATTAGTAGAACTATTAAGCACACTAAACAGCGACACTAAAATTTATTTTGGCTGTGATAGTGTAAGAACAATCAAGAAAAACATTTGGTATGCACGTTATGCAACTGTTGTTATCGTACACAAAAACGGTAATAAAGGTTGCCGTTTATTCAGTCATGAAGATACACTGATAGATTATGATACAAAATATAATCGACCACGTATGCGACTAATGAATGAAACTATTAAAGTATGCGAAGCATATGTGCAACTTGCACCATTTATAGACGAATTTGATTGTGAGATACATTTAGATATTAACACAGACCCACAGCATGGTAGTAGTTGTGTAGCAAAAGAAGCTGCTGGGTATGTCCTAGGTATGACTGGGCTAGAGCCCAAACTCAAGCCACAAGGGTTTGCCGCCAGTTACGGCGCAGATGGAGTTGCCCACGGGCGTAGTCAGAGATTTATAACAACATGAATGATTCACCAAAACTAATATTACTATCCGATATTATAGAAAGTAAAGTACGCAAAGAGCGTGAGCTAGACTTTTATCAAAAAGAACTAGAAAAACTACAAGAGAAAATGTATTGGCTTAGACGTGAGATTGGTTTAAACGAAACTATCATTGACATCATTAAAAAAGACAACATTATCGACTTTAAAGAACAAATGGAAAAGAAACTACTAGAAGAATGATAAATAAATCGATGACATAAAGTAAGCTCAATTTTTTTTGAGCAAATTTTTTTTAGGTTGAAAAAAGGAAAAAAAATGACACAACTAATAAACCCACAAAAATTCACAGACACCGTTGGCCTTTTAAGGTCATTTTTTTTGGATAAAGGATTCTTAGAAGTCCATACCCAAAATAGACTAAGCATACTTGCCGCATGTGAAGATCCGTTCAATGTAGCAACATACAATTACGCAGGCGAAACATGGCCACTACCTCAGACAGGACAAATGTGGTTAGAACATGAACTATTAAGCAAGCCAGATTCAAAAGGATTCTTTTGTGTAAGCACCAGTTACAGACAAGAACCAAATGCTATACCAGGCAGACACGATATTATCTTTCCAATGTTTGAATTTGAGATGCCAGGCAGTGTAGATGATCTTAAGGCAATGGAATACGAACTGTGTGACTACTTGGGCTTTGACCCACTAACAGAAAAAACATACAGAGAATGGCAACAGCATTGGGGAGTAAGTGCTGATACAGAAATGGATGACAGTCATGAAAAAGGTATGGAGATGAACTTTGGTAGTTGTTTAATTACAGACTTCCCAGAACTAACATCACCTTTCTGGAATATGGCACGTAACGATGATGGCGAAACCGCAAAGAAAATGGATGTCATACTAGGTGGTATGGAGACCATTGGTAGTGCAGAACGTAGTTGTGATGTTGATATGATGCGTGATACATTCCATAGTATTGTAGACGGCGAGTATGCACAGTTACTATACAAACTATTTGGTAAAGAACGTGTAGAAGCAGAACTAGAAGAGTTCCTAAAGTTTGACTTCTTCCAAAGAGTAGGTGGTGGTATTGGCATTACACGTATGATACCTGCACTAGAAAAAATAAATGCACTAGCCAAAGCGGCATAAAGTTTATTCCAGCGTGGTGGAAATGGTAGACACGGCGGACTGTTTATCCGTTGATTGATAACTCGCAAAGTATTTAATCGTGCATGGTTCGAATCCTGCCGCTGGAGCCAATAAAATATGATCTGTAGGTCATAAAAGGTTGACAAGTATAAATAAACATAGTATATTATAGTTAATAGCAAACAAGGAACTTTAAATGTTACACACAGTCGGAACAGACAATTATGGTTGGTGCTCTAAGGAGGGCATGTTCTAGTGTGACGTAAAAGTTATTTTAGTACATGGCCCTCTGTAGAAATACAGGGGGCTTTTTTTGTCGGTGAAGTGTTACGGTAGCACGTCAGTCTCCAAAACTGAAAGCCGGGGTTCGACTCCCTGCACCGATGCCAAAGCGGGTATGCACAAGGTGTGTCGCCAGCCTTCCAAGCTGTGTAGTAGGGGTTCGATTCCCCTTACCCGCTCCAAAAACTCTTGACACTATTAGTAATACCTGCTATTATACATAACATAGCAACCGAGGACAGTACATGAAATATATTCTAGTAGACACAGCAAACATGTTTTTTCGTGCAAGACACGTAGTACGTGGAGACAGCATTGAAACTAAGATAGGCATGGCTTATCATATTATGTTTGCAAGTATTTTAAAAGCATACAGAGACTTTAATGGTAGTCATGTAGTGTTCTGTTTAGAAGGCCGTAGCTGGCGTAAAGACTTTTACGAACCTTATAAAGCAAATCGTAAAGTAGCTCGTGATGCACTTACACCTAAGGAAGCTGAAGAAGATAAAGCATATTGGGAAGCATTCGATGAGCTTAATCAGTTCTTAAACAAGCGTACAAACTGTACAGTATTACAGAACAAACAGTGTGAAGCAGATGACTTTATTGCCCGTTGGATACAGAATCATCCTGATGATGAACATGTTATTGTTAGCAGTGACAGCGACTTTTATCAGTTGCTTACAGATAAAGTTACACAGTACAATGGCATTACTAATCAACATATTCTATTAGATGGCATTGTAAACGACAAAGGCAAGCCTGTAATTGACAACAAAACTAAAGAACAAAAACAAATTGGTGACCCTGCTTGGTTGTTGTTTGAGAAGTGTATGCGAGGTGATAGCAGTGACAATGTGTTCAGTGCATTTCCTGGTGTACGCAAAAAAGGTACTAAGAACAAAGTCGGACTACTGGAAGCATTTGATGACAGAGACAACAAAGGCTTTAATTGGAATAACATGATGCTACAGCGTTGGACAGATCACAACGGGGAAGAACATCGTGTGTTAGATGATTATCAGCGTAACGTAACATTAATCGATTTAACACAGCAACCCGATGAGATTAAAAAAGTATTAGATGAAACTATTACAACACAGGTGCAAAAAGTTCCTGCTAGTATGGTAGGCGTACACTTTATGCGCTTTTGTGGTAAACATGACTTACAACGACTCAGTGACAATGCTGAAGCACACAGTGATTATTTGAACAGCGCATATTAATATGGGTAAATACTTACAAGCTAGAGAAGTTGTAGAAAACAGTTTCTGGATAGTAGAGAGCAAGGGAACAAAAGTTGGCACTCTACGTAATAAGCCAGAAGGTTATGTTTTTTATGAGAACACAAGCCACACAGAAACTGTTTTGGATAATCTAGATAGATTTCGTTTTGAAAAACAAAAAATTAAAAAGACTGTAAACGCATCTACTAACGGCTATCCCACTAATGTTGATACTGTGTACAACGAACAGCTACAAGATACAGTGCCGGTATACACTAAAACCGCCACAAGTCAACAACATTTTGCGGCTGGATACTGGGGGATACTATTCCCACATGGATGGAGACCAAGTTTCTGTCCTAAACTAAAAACATTGCAGGACTATCCGTATATAGGACCTTATACCAATGAAGCGGACATGTACCTTGCAATGAAGCGAAGGGTGCAAGAAGATGAAAAAGCTATTAAGTTTACTAATGCTCGTACCAATAATGGCACAAGCTCAAACTAATACTCAGCCTAAGGTATTTGCTACACGACAACCGTGTGCTCCATTTATGGAAATGTTGAAAACACCTGCACAGTACGGAGAGTCAATGCTGTTTACTGGTAACGGATTACAGTTTAGTGCTGCAGATGGATTACCATATACCGGCGGTGCATTTTTCTTTGTTAATCAAGACACAGGAACATGGACACTAATTAGTGTATACGGCGATGGATTTGCTTGTTTAGTTGCAAATGGAAAAGGATTTGAGCCTTATACAGGCAGTCAACCTTGGGATAAAAAACCAGAAGAGAAATTAACACCATGACATGGATACTTACATTTATATATTTTTACGAAGCTGAGCCGTATGTTATAAAGTATGGAACATATGAATCAATGAATGATTGTTTCTTTGCTAGAGAAGCATTAGGTCAAGAACAAAGTGGTCAAGGAGGATACTTTCCGCCAGGGCAACAAGCAATCTGTATACAAATGCCAACGTCTGCCTAATCAAGCTCATTCTATGCTGTTTTAACTAAATACATTAAAGCAGTAGAGAATGAGGGAAATATGGCCAGACCAAAACCAAAGATACTAATGGAGTTCACAGACCCCAAAAGTTATCGCAGTGAACAAATACTTCATGCAGATGCTATATATGCAGTATTTCACGACAACAAACCAATTAATTTGCGAAGCCTAAACAGCCTTGTAAACTTTCCAGGACCTAAATATAAAAAAGTAAGTTTTAGCAACAGCGGACATGCATTTAATTTGGCTTCCAGACTTAACAAGTTATTCAAGACAGATAAGTTTACAGTGATAAAATTACTACAAGGTGAAACAATAGTAGAAGACGATGGTGAACAAGGAATGGTATAAAACTATACTAGAGCATGCTCAGCGTACTCGTCCGCAAACGACACTAAAGGATCTGTTTAAAAATTATAGACACGACACAGGGCTCAGCTTAACCAAGTTGGGCCTTCATGTTATATGTAGTATGGACATCGAACGTGAAGACTTCAAGCTACCTAAAATAAAAATTACTCCACGTATACGTTTACTTCTAGACAAATACATGCAATATCCTTACTTCTTTGATAAGAATTGGCTAGTGTTGTTCAGTACAGAAGACCGTATATTTTACAAGATGTACGGCAAAGAATGGGATAATTTTATTCAACATATGGAAGAAAATCTTTAAAAAAGATAAAAAAAGTTGCAGAAAAAGGTTGACACCTAGACGTCTTGGTGCTATATTATATGTGTAAGTTAGATAAAACGGAGACGCAAATGTTAGACCAAGCTATTAAATTCGAAGATGTTGATTCATACACGCTAGAAGCTGAACACTTCAATGACCTCAAAGACGAACTTGGTTACGAAACTATCTGGAGTTTAGACGGCGGCATTATGCCTCTGGACAAGGCTATCTTTACTGGCAAGCCTCGTCTTGTTACATACAAGTGTATTGAATCAATGGGCGACAACTATGATGAAGTGCAGTGGACTGAGTTTACTTCTACAGCAGTAAATGGTACCGTTGGCGAACTTTGGCGTGCTGCTGAAAGTTGTTTTAAACAAGCTAAAGCCACTGTTGGTGACTGGCACATTTATATCGAAGACTTTGATGTACAAG